TGACGACCTTCAAGCCAAGTCGTGGCTATGTTAGCTATCGGCCCTAAAAATTGTATCATTTAAACCCCTTGTTCAGATTTTTCATAGTATCGTTAACCTCTTTTGGAGGACTATCTGTTAACTTGGAGATTATACATTTAAATTCACGTTGGCATTTCACAACACTATCTTGAGTAATAGTGCTATATAGACGTTTAAAGCCAACTCTGGTTTGGTAAAAACACCATCTGGTTCCTGAGTCTTTTAAATCCTGGGCAAATAATCTGCACGTTGTTAAAACTTTTTTTTTAATCTGACCCTGATGTATTAGCTGATTGCGTGTGTATTCTTTTGAAAAAGCTTTTTGATATAAAGCAAAAACCATAAAAATAATTCCAGCACCCATAATAATGCAGAACAAAGTGAATAAACCTTTTCTTAATTCTTGTGCATCTTGCTTGGCTTTAATTGCTTTTCTTTTTTGTCTGGCTTTTTCTTCTTCAATCGCTTTGTTACGGGCAGCAATACAATCTGACCAAAAGGTAGGTCCAAATCGTAGGTTACAAAGACTGCGTACTTCACTCATCATCTCCTCTGCTAGTTTGGCATCAATCTGTTGTTGAACTATGCTTTCCATACCAAGCTGATCTTTTACAGTTAGGTTATGACTTTTTTGTTTTTGTATTTGTTGCTCGGCTGTAAAGCATTGATGCACCAGCTTCATAATACCAGTAGCTTCTTTTCCCGTATCTATGGCATTTTTTATCGCTTCAGTTGCTGATTTCAGGAGGCTAATGCCCGTTAAAACTTCAGCGACTACCATTGGTTAGTACCTTGTCTAACTTATCTTCTAGTCTGTGAAGTGTGTCCATTACCCTTGTTGATGTATCACGCAGATCTTCTTTAGATGCGTATTCTTCTCTTGTCTTATTAAGTAGTATTTGTAGACGTTTGACTTCTCCAAACATCTTATTAAATGCCCAAGCAAACGGCATAATGATTAGTGTAATAATTATATTCCACACTAAATCAATTTCCATTAATTAGCCTTTGAGTTTTCCATAGCCTTAGTAGTTTCTTCATTAGCTAAAGATGTTTTAAGCAAAGACATAAAATGACTTTGAGCAATCTGTATTCTATCTGTAGCTTTCTTTAAACTATGTGCTTCTGCCTGACACTCAGTAAGTTGCTCAATAAAATATTTTTGCTCTTGTGATAAGTCTTCAGCTTTATATTCTTTATTGTCGATATACACGACATTTGATTTTTCAGTCATGTTATCTCCTATCCAGTAAATGTATCCGCATCAGCTATAGCTTTATCAATAACTGTAAAGTCTTCTTTATCCCAATCAGTCAATGCCTTTTGATACTTGAGATACCCAACACTGCGTTCAACTCTTGCTTTCTTTTCGTCATGTGTCATGTCATGTCCAAAGTCTGCATCTGTTGCATCACTGCCTTTTGCATGGGTAGCAATTACAACATTGATTGTATCTGCTCCATCTAAACAAGCCTTATGTGCTTGTGCTATTTCTTCTGCTGTTCTAGTCATTTTATTCTCCTTTTAGTGCTGTGACTTCTGCTGATAATTCTTGAATTGCTTTAACAAGCATTGGTATTAATTCTGAGGGTGCTAATCTTTGTCTACCATCTGCTCCATCTTCTACCCACATTCCAAAACCATCTTTAATTTCATATTTATCTATAACTTGTTTAACTTCTTGTGCTATAAATCCATGATTATATTTACCATTCATAACTCTTTCTTCTGAATTAGAATGTGCTTTCATTTCAGATGGTATATCTTTTGCTTTTTTCCATCTAAATGTAACTGGTCTTAACTCATTTATAAATTCAAGACCTACAGTTTCATCTTTAATATCTTCTTTAAGTCTAATATCTGATGGTGCTGTTATAGATGTTGCACCAAAAGCTATATTGGAATCAGTAGAAGCACTACCAAATGTAAAGTTACCATCTCCAACTGCTGTAACATTATAACCCATAACTATCTGATTATCAGTTCCACTAGCAGTACTGTCAGTGAAGTCACCTATCAATATGTTTGCTTGACCAGTAGTAATATTAACAGAATGAGAACCTGCTTGTTCTCCAATTAAGATATTACTTGCACCTGTAGTCAATGCTTCTCCTGCTTTTGAACCGAGCAAAGTGTTACTTGTTCCTGTTGTAAGCAAAGCACCTGCTCTATTTCCAATAGCAGTATTATGAGAATCTGTTGAAGTAGTAAAATTTTGTGTTTTTAATGCTTCAAATCCAATAGCAGTACTTCTATTACCTTTTGTATCTGTTGTTAATGCTTGAAAACCCATTACTACATTGTAATCTGCATCAGTCAAAGCATCTCCTGCCAAGCCACCGAGCATACTATTGTAAATCCCTGTTGTAACATTACCACCTGCTAGATTACCAACTGCAACATTATAATTATCTGCATTTGTTGTAAAATTTTGTGATGCTAAAGCTGAATTACCAATAGCAGTTGCTCTATCTCCTTGTGTATCTGTTGATAATGCACCAGTTCCAACTGCCACATTAGTATTTCCAGAAGTTATTGCATCACCTGCGAGACCTCCTATAAACGTGTTGTTAATTCCTGTTGTTACATTAGTACCTGCAAGATATCCAACTGCTACATTTTGAGTATCCGTAATACTTGTGAAGTTTTGTGCATTTAAAGCGTTTACTCCTATAGCAACTGACTTGTTACCTTTTGTATCAATACTTAATGCACCAAATCCAACTGCCACATTATAGTCTGCATCAGTTAAAGCATCTCCTGCAAGTCCTCCGATTAAAGTGTTTTGGATTCCTGTTGTTATTGAAACCCCAGAAAAATATCCAACTGCTGTATTATGCGAATCTGTAGAAGATGAAAAACTTTGTGCATTTAAACTAGCATAGCCAATAGCTGTACTTTTATGACCTTTTACATCTGCTCCTAAAGCACTATTTCCCATAGCAACATTATAATCTGCATGGTCAAGAGCATCACCAACATTTGCTCCAACTAAAACATTTTCTCTGCCTAAATCTATAGCCTGACCTGCTTGAGAACCAATCGCTGTATTTTCAACTTCTGCTCCACCATCTTGAACTTTTAAAGCACGATAACCTATAGCTGTATTACCACCATTAGCATCTTCTGTCGCTAATGCTTCAAATCCAACTGCTACATTTTTATCCCCAGTAGTTAAAGCCGTACCTGCTTCATCTCCAATGACCACATTATATTGACCACCACTTGTAATAGAGTTACCTGCATTGACACCTGCTCTAAAGTTTGATGTTCCTGCTGTAGCAGTCTGTACTCCAGTCATATTTGTACCATCAGCTTTTGCAGTTTCAAATCCACCTGCCGTACTGCCGTCATGTACGACTAAGGTTTTTTTATCGGTATCAACAGTTACCTCTCTCACAGCACCAGTAAATGAGCCATGTTGAGATGTTGTTCCACCTCTAAATTGTACTTGTGTTGCCATTTTTTAACTCCTTATAGTTAAGCTATTGCTTGGTAATCAAATTGACTTGATCCAAGGCTCATTGATAGTTTTGTGTTAGAATCTTCACTGGGAAAAACAGCACCACTTCCAGTGTCAGTGATAGAACCAAAGTCTGAATTAGAACTAATATTATAGGCTTGTGCTGAAACTAAAAATGAAAGACCTGAACATAAGTCTGCGTTTGCTTGTGCATTTTGTATTGCTGTTAAATTATCTGATACATTTTGCATATTGGTTACGTTTGCTGAAGTTGCCACTAAGTTTAGATCAGTAACAAAATCAGAAGTAGCAAGCGTGTTTAAATCTGAGACTACATCACTAGTTGCCAGTATATTTATATCATTGACAATATCTGATGTAGCTAATGTATTTAAGTCAGAAACAATATCTGATGTAGCTAGTGTGTTTATATCAGAAACTATATCACTTGTAGCTAACGTATTTAAATCACTTACTACATCACTAGTTGCTAAAATTGCTAGATCGGCAACAATGTCAGACGTAGCTAAAGTGTTTATGTCTGAAACTATATCACTAGTAGCTAATATATTAAGGTCAGATACAATATCACTTGTAGCCAAAGTATTTAAATCCGACACAATATCGCTAGTTGCTAAAGTATTTATATCTGAAACTATATCAGACGTAGCTAAAGTATTCATATCAGCAATTGCATCTGTCGTTGCAAGTAATGCCATATCTGCAATTACATCTGTGTTAGCCAGTAAAGCCATGTCAGCAATAACATCAGTAGTTGCAAGTAATGCCATGTCTGCTACCACAGCACTAGCTGATAATGCAGTTATATTAGAAGCAATACCTGCAACTGTGTTCACATTGGATATAGCACCTGCAACTGTTCCAATATCTGATCCATCATTAGCTACTGTTGTTACGTTTGATGCAATACCTGCGACTGTAGTAACATTGTCACTGATACCTCCTACTGTATTAACATTCGCTATATTATCAGAAACAGTCTTAACCAAAGATGTGCCTGAGTTACTTGTAACTGAAGATGTAATAGCACCATAATCGGAAATATTATTAAAGTTATTACCTAAGTCAGTACCTATAACTTCTATACCACCCGCAACACCTGCCACTGTAGTAACATTTGAAGCTATACCTACAACTGTGCCAATATTACCAGTAATACCTGCAACTGTTGTCACATTACCTGATATTCCACTTACATTAGTAACATGACTTATGTTGTTACCAACTGTATTTACGTTAGTAATTGATCCTGCAACTGTGTTTATGTTAGTAGCATTTGATACGGCAGAATTTATATTTGATGTATTACCTGCAACTGTAGAGACATTACTTGCAATACCAGCTACTGTAGTAACATTTGATGATATTCCAGCTACAGTATTCATATTAGTTTGATTACCTGCAACTGTATTAATATTTGTAGTTATTGCTGATAAACTATTTACATTTGCAATAGTAGGTCCAACTTCTGCTGCACCAGTAGATTCATTAAAGCCAAGGACAGTTCCAAGTCTAGATGTTTGACCTGGTAATGTTATAGTTGTTAAAGAATCTGACTCTGGCATTTTAAGTGATCTGTCATTGTTAGTTTCAATCTGTTGCATAACGGCATAGATTTTATCTAACTCAGTATTTAAACTTGATATGTTAAAAGGACCTGATGTAGCAAAGTCACTTGTTCTTTCTATAGGTATATCTCTAAAGATAGTCACTGTGGAGCTAGTATAAACAGATCCTAATGTTATGTTACCACCTGAAAAGCCATCATCTACAGCAGTACCTGTTACAGCAAATGTGTTTGACCCTGTTCCTCTAGGTAAATCTGTGTCAACTCCAGAACTATTAGTGATTGTTACATTAATGTCATCAAGAGAGAAAAAAGGAAAGTCAATAGTAAACTGTGTGGAGTCTGCTGTATTGCCTCCACTACCTATACTATGTTGTATTCGTGCATCGTTGTCTGCAATAGAAATAGTAGCCATAATTAATACCTTTACTCATATTGCACCTCATTGTTAATTCACATCACTTTGCAGCCATTATCTTATCCCATATAGGATCAAGGTAAGGTAGGTTGCCAGTAGGGGTAATAAACCTTGCACTTCGCAAAGTATTGTCATCAGCTTCGCCAGATAATATATCAGTAGCCACACTTCCAGCCGTTGTTATATTACTAGCAACTGGTCCAAAAATAGCACCAGCTTTTGCACCAAATGGTAAATAACCTTGGCTTTTACCCATCATAGGACGTAAGCCAAGTCTGTAATCTGAAAGTTTTTCTATTGAATTATTTACATCTGTGAACCAACCTAGAATACCACTTCTGTCTATAGCATCTGCCATTAACTCAGAATAGGATTGTTCCTTATCAATGCCGTATTGTTTCTTTTTAAATTCATTAACAAGAGATGCTAGACCAACAAGAACAAATGCTCCTTGCCAAAAGGCAGAATCTTTTTCTTGCAAACCTGATGTAAGAAGTCTGACAGTAGCTCCCTGACCATAACCTTTAAACTGTGTAATTAATGATCCCATCTCAGTAGATGTCCATAAGGCACGATCACCAGCACCTGGGGTAATAATTGTTCTGTCAACTGATTGGTTAAGTGCATTTCTAAACTTCTGCACCATAGCTTTATCGCCCCATAATGCAGTATTAGGAACCCACTCTCCATCTACTCTTTGTCCATGCTGACGTATTAATTGTTGCATACGAAAGGCATCATTGCCGTCTATACCATTAGCCAATAACTTACGTCTGTCTGTGGCATTTAATGTTTGAAAATTACGCATGATAGCATTTGTCATACGCAAACTAATTATATTACTGCTAAACTCTTTGATGGCTTGGTTCCAATAATTCAAACCATTCATCATAAAAAATATACCAGTTGATTGATTCAATGCTCTTTCCATAGCATAACGACTACCAAATAGATCGCCTATATCAGAGAATGAGTTTGCACGTAAACCCAAAGCAGCATCTACAGCTATACCAGCTTGTCGTGCTTCTTTCTGTGTCATTTGCTTTATTACTGATCTTTGGTTCTTAAACATATGACGAAAGCCATGCTCATATACATTTTTAAAACCTTCAGTCATTATAGGTCTGGCTATATCAGGTATAGAAGATATTGCCGCACCTCCCATGCCTACAAGCACGTTGAATGATTTCATCTGTCTTACAAATCGACTAGACATATTATGAGGGTCTTTTGATGCACCGAATGTGCCTCTTACCCTGTCCCTTAGACCTCTTATGTCTCGTAAATCATTTGCCAATCCTTGCTTGAGCTTTTGCTTCTCAGCAATAGTGGGGGCTTGTTTGACTAGGGCATCATATTCTTCTGTGATTTGTTTAATAATCTTTGACATTGATACGTCGCCAAACTTTCTTGTTAACTCTATATCAACACCCATAGTTTTAGTATGATGCCTTGCTAATACTTCTATGTCGTTTTCTAAAAAATCTTCTATGAGTTTGTCAGGTATTTCAAATGATCTTGCTTTGGCACCTGTTGCGTTTGTAATCCAATCTATCTGATCTGTTCCCTCATCAAGATTATAGAATGGTCTGCTTTTTGTGTAGTTAAGTATAATCTCATCTGCATATTCATTGGCTTGTTGTCTTGTATATTGAAAGTGGCCCATTGCCCAATTACTTACAATACCTTTAAACCGCTCTGCATTTTTTTCTATTTTATCTATTCTTGGAACTCTTGGCACATAACCCAAAGCAGTATTAAGTAAAACACCTTGTTCTCTTAATTGTTTGAGCCTAGCTTTTGCAGTAGCCAGAGCTTCTGTAGCTCCTGCAACTCCATCTGCAACATTTATCTCTAAGCCTCTGATTTTCTTAGCTAAATCAATCTCAAATAATTTAACTTCTTCAGCATTGGCTTTAATTTTATCAAAATGTTTTCTATAAGAAGTTGCTGCTTGATTTACATAAGGTGTAGCACTGTCAATAACTTCATCAGCATCTCCATTTCTCATGGCTTTAGCCACTCTTTCACGAAAGCCAAATTC